CCTCACCCTCGGCGGAGCCTACGTCGATGAGGGCTCTCTCGTCCCTGAGAGCTTCTTCAACATGCTCATCTCTCGTCTATCCGAGCCCGGCTCCCAGCTTTTCCTGACGACGAACCCCGGCGGCCCCGGCCATTACCTAAAAAAGAGGTGGCTCGACCGGGAGGACGACCTCGACCTCAAGAGCTGGCATTTCAGGCTGGAGGATAACCCCTGGCTCGATCCCGCCTACGTCGAGGAGCTCAAGCGCCAGTTCGGCCCTCCGACCTCCCTATTCTACCAGAGGTACATCCTCGGCGAATGGGTGGCGGCCGAGGGCGCTGTATTCCCGCATTTCGACCGGGCCCTCCACGTCGTCCCCTCGATCCCCGACGGCCCGATGAAGTCGCTAGTCGTCGGTATCGACTACGGCCAAACCCATCCGACGGCATTCTTGAAGCTCGGGCTGTGGGGCGGCTGCTGGTATGCTTTCGGCGAGTACAGGGAGAGCGACAGGACGAACGCCAGGCTCTCCCAGGACCTCCAGGACTTCCTGGGGGGGAAATATCCGTCGGCGATCGTGGTCGACCCCTCGGCGAGGGCCCTCATCCTCCAGCTCCGGGGCGATGGAGTCCAGCGGGTCCGGGGCGCCGATAACGCGGTCCTGGACTCGATCGGCCGCATATCGAGCGCCCTCAGTACCGGGGCCCTCAAGATCGTGGGGCCGGCATGTCCCCGACTCATCGAAGAAATTGAGGGGTACAGGTGGGACCCGAAGGCGACCGAACGGGGCGAGGACAAGCCAATAAAAGAATCAGACGACCTAATAGACGCTTTAAGATATCCTGCTAATTTCATTTTCAAGAGGGGTGGGGGATCATGACTCTTACAGACTTTTCATTCTTGGAACCGGGACGGAGATGGCCTCCGACCGACGAGAAGGCGAGGATAGACCGCTACGACCGATGCACTTTGCTTTTCGAAGGCGACCACGAAGCGGCCTTTCCGGGGCTCACGGCGCTAGACGACGATCTCGACCAGATCACGGCCAACTGGTTCAAGCGGTCGACCACGCTCATATGCGACCTGGCGAGCCCGCTACGGCTCTTCGCCGATAACCAGGCGGTCCTGGACAGGATCGCCGAGGCGAACGACCTCGACCTCCTCGTCTATGACCTCTTCGCCGACATCCTCCGATTTGGGAACGCTGTCCTGAAGGTGCGATTCGACCCGAGACGGGGCGGGATCGTCGAGAGGATAGATCCCCGGTACTGGTTCCCGGTCGTGAGTCCCGACGACGGCCGAGACGTCCAAGCCCACTGCATCTGTTATAACTTTAGCCAGTATGAAGACCATATCCAGCGGGGATACCTGAGGGTGGAGATCCACAAGCCCGGCTCGATCGAGAACCGCCTCTTCAGGCTCGACTCCGGGGCAGCGATCACCTCGGAGCTGCCTATATCGGCCCTGGAGAGGTACTCGGGGATGGAGTCGGAGATCAAGACCGGGATCGATGACTTCCTGATGATCCCGCTGTCGGGGCTCCTCTCCTCAGATGGCGTCTTCGGGCTCGACGATTACCGGGGGATAGAGGGCCTCGTCCGGGAGCTCGAGAAGCGATTGATCAGGACCTCAAGAACGCTGGACAAGTTCGCCGACCCGAATATCGTTCTCCCGATCGAGAATTTTTCGGTCAACCCGGATACCAACGAGCCATACCTCACAAATCCGTATACGGGCGGCTCAATCTTCGAAGAGCTGGAGATCGGTGGGGGGCGGTACATCGTTGCCGAGGTAGGCGAGACGGGAACGCGACCGTTACCCCAGTATCTTACATGGGATGCCTCTCTCCAAAATAATTTTGCTCAAATCGAGGAAATCAAGGCCGAGCTGATGGCCCTGGGGGAGATCTCGCCGGCCCTCCTCGGCGACGTGAAGAGCGGGCTCGCCGAGAGTGGCTCGGCCCTCAAGCGGCTCGCTATCCCGACGTTGGCGAAGGTGGGGAGGCTGAGGGCGAGGGTGAAGCGGCCTCTCCTCCAGGCCCTCCGCCTCGTCGCCGAGCTGGAGGTCGCCTCCCGATGGCCGGGGGCCGGGGAGCTCCAGAACCTCTCGATCGAGTGGCGGAGCGCCCTCCCAGAGGATCGCTTAGAGGCGGCCCAAATCGAGCAGCTCAGGAAGACGGCGGGCCTCACGTCGACGAGGAGCGCCCTTGCGAGACTCGATCCCGACAGCTCCGATGAAGATCTGGACTGGGAGACAGCCCAAATATCTGAGGAGAAGCGAGACGAATCATACCAATTCATCTGAATCACGTTCATCGAATAATCAGCTTACGGAAGCGTAAAATCCGGGGGTTAGTTACGCTATGGCGGACGAAGAGAAAAAATTTACGCAAGAGGACGTTGACAAGATCGTTCAAGAGAGGCTCGCCCGAGAGAGGGCGAAATATGCCGACTACGATCAAATCAAGTCCGAGCTGGAGGCCACAAGGGCCGCTCACGCCGAGCTGAAGGCGGAAAATACGTCTCTGAAAGCCGAAGTGGCCGAGAGGGACGGCAAACTGAAAGACTCCGAGCTGAAGGCTCAGAAGACGGAGATCGCAAAGAAGGCGGGCCTATCCGAGGGTCTGGCCGACAGGCTCCAGGGGGCGACACCAGAGGAGCTGGAGGCTGATGCGAAGAGGCTCGCCGAGGCGATGGGGCCAGGACCCTCAATCGGAACGGGAACGAACCCGCCGACGGGGGCGAAGAAGCCCTACACTCGGGCCGACGTCAAGAAGATGAGCCCTGAGGAGATCACGGCGAACTGGGATCAAATCTCGGCGCAGTTAAAAGATGGGAGTCTTTCACGGGTGTAAGCAAAAACGCTAACGGGGGTTAGTGAGATATGACGTTAACCAACTTTATAGGAGAGGTCTGGAGCGCCCAAATCCTCCAGAACCTTCAGAAGAGCCTGGTCTATGGTCAGGCCGGAGTCATCAACAGGGATTACGAAGGCGAGATCAAGGGCAAAGGCGACACCGTAAGAATCACCGCCCACGGCCCTATAACGATCGACAACTACAACAAGGTCACCGGGATCGGCGACCCTGAGGACCTCGACGACGCCAGCACCGTCCTCGAGATCGACCAGGCCAAGTATTTCAACTTCAGGATCGAGGACATCGACAAAGCACAGATGCAAGTATCTTTGATGGAATCGGCAACGAGGGACGCCGCCTATCAGCTCGCCGAGGTCGCTGACAAGTATATTGCCTCGGTCATGGTCGCTGAGGCGGGCCTGGCTGTGGGCTCAGATGCAAGCCCGAAGACTTTCAACGGATCCACAGACGCCGTCTGCGAGGAGCTCCTGGAAGTCAAGGTAGCCCTTGACGAGGCCAACGCCCCCGCTCAGGGCCGATGGGTAATACTTCCCCCCTGGTTAGTAGCACAGACCATCAAAGACGGCTGGGCTAGTATGGTCGCCTGGACCGGGACCGAGAACATCATGCTGAATGCCGAGGTCGCGAAGCTTTTCGGCTTCAACATTTTGCAGAGCAACAACGTCCCCAACACCGCCGGGACCCTGTACAAAGTGGTCGCTGGGGTCTCTCGTGCCTGCACCTTTGCCGACAGCGTCAACGACACCGAGGCCTATCGGCCGGAGAAGTTCTTCGCCGACGCTCTCCGGGGCCTGCATTGCTACGGCGCGAAGGTCATCGATCCGAGCTGCCTGTGCGTTCTGACCTGTAACAAGAGCTGAGGTGGTGAATCATGGGAAGATCTGAAATTACGGTTAACGAATGCGACGGCTCCTGGAACGCCAGGGAGGCGCCCGATGCGATCGATGTCGCGAACGGTCACAGCATAGCCGCCGGCTCCAACTTCAAGAGGCTTCTGATCCTCGTCCATATCTCGGCGGGGACGGGAACCGGCGGGGACATCGCCCTGAAGGCTGGAACCGTATGGCCCGCCTTCAGGAAGGACCTCGGGGACCTGGCGATCGGGGGCAACCTCGTAGCGACCGAGGAGTACGTCATCGGTCCGATCGAGACGGCTCGATACCTCCAGGCCGACGGGACGATTCACCTCGACGTTACCGACACCAGCAACACCGATCTCGCCGGGACGATCGAGGCCTACGAGCTGCCCTGAGGGGCGGCTCTATCCTCCTCCTCCTTTTGGGGTGGTCCTTGTGGACGAACTAGAGGCTGTGAATTGCCTGCTGTCGATCCGAAGCCCGATACTTAGGGCCCTCACAAAGAGCGGCTATTTTGCGGCGGCGGAGAGGGCGGTGGCGGACGACCCATCTTATTATGTGACGCTGGCGACCGGGGCACAGCTCCGCCACCAGCTCATAAGCAAAAACAAGCTCTTCGGCCCGTTCGTGCTGGAGGAGATACCCTCCCTCAGGGGTCGCAACTACTTCAAAAATCACGGACTGAATCGACTGGCGGGCCAGATGGCCGACACCGACATCAAATACATACGAAAAATATTCTTGGATAATTGGCCCGCAAACGAACGTACCGCCCCGAAGCTCCTCGCCGATTCGCCACTATGCAGCCCTGCCAGGGCTCGGAGGATCGCCCGGACTGAGCGAACCCGAGCCATAAACGGCTCAAAATTTGAGTTACAGATCGAGAAGGGGATCTTCAAATATAAAGTCTGGGATTGCATCTCGGATGGGTCGTCCCGGAAACTCCATAAGAAAAGGAACGGTGTGAAGGTGCGGATAGACGAGGCCTTCCCTTTTGGCGGGCGGCCGATGTTCCCCGGTGACGGGCCCGGATACGAATCAATTAATTGCAGATGTGTTTTAGGGTATACCAAAGATCCGAAGGGGGCATACTATGATTAAGCCGAGGAAGTCAGGTGGCAAAAGTAAAGGAAAATCGAAAGCTAGAACCAAAACCAGGCAGCGGGACTATAAGAAGGAATACCGAGACTTTCACGGCAAACCCGAACAAATCAAAAGAAGGGATATGAGAAACAAGGCCCGCCGGATGATGGAGAAGGAGGGCCGGGTCCGGAAGGGGGACGGCCGAGAGGTTGATCATAAGGTCCCTCTTTCCAAGGGCGGGTCCAACAGTAAAAGAAATCTTAGGATAGTAACCCGAAGGACGAACC